GCTGTGTCGGGGTCAACTGCTTCGACTTCCGGTTCTGGTTCTGGTGCAAACTTGGCCTTTTGCCGCTCGATCTCTTCTTGGCGACGTTCTTCTGCAGCCTCAACCGTATCCCATCCACCATATTCGACGCGAAGATTTACGTTCTCTTGCAACCGTTCGCTGCTTACATGATGAACGTTGTCTCTCATCCGTGGCATTCCGCCACCAAGAGAAAAGGTATAAAGAGTCAACACACCGGGCTGCTTGATCGCGGTAATCAAGGCAACGGTAGGCCTCTGATCGAGATCAGCGTGGGGATACCACACACAAATCGCACCAACATAAAGATCTTTCATCTCTTTCCCCTTTTAGTAAGACGGCCCTGGACCAAGGTTTACGAACTCATCGCTTTCTTGATTACTTCTTGCTTTCTGCCACTCTTTATAGCCGCGATAAGCCGGACTCCACTGGTTAGGCATCGCTTCCGGTTTTCTGTACTGGGGATTATACGATGCCAAGTACCGCAAGCAGTCCATCAAATGGTCGTTTTTTGACACAGGCTCATCGTAAATTTCATCCCTGGTTAGACGCTTTCTGTAGAGAACAAACTCCCTCTGCAACGCTGGGGTCTTGTTTTTAACAAACCTGATACGAGATCGTTTACCTACCGGAACGTGAAGAAGTTCTCTAACCAAACCAACTCCAGCGCTTATGTTATCCGATCCTGGCAAAAAGCTCGATCCGGTCTGACGACTCTGAAGACGTTTCCTGGAAAAAGCATCCGAATATTGCTGTCTGACAGTCTTATTAAAGCCCATTGGGGTTTGCCGGCCAGCTCGATTGTCGATTATGAATGCCTCAAAAATATGACCGCTGGCTTTATCTTTTGCAGCTTTAGCTACCTGATCTGCGTCGTGTTGCCTGAGATAAAGCTCGTCATAAACAATGATTGCGTCATCTCTATAAAAAGGACTTGGCTTTGGAACTGCGGCAAACATCAATGCACAAACAGTGTGCCCAGGGTCAAGAACAAGAAAGCGAGTCCAATCATTTGGAGGTTCGCCATTCCTCTCCCGAAGAATTGAATCAATCAGGTCATCTTCGTCTTCTTCCCGTCGCGGACAGCCATGCTCATCTATATTGAAATTGGGATAGACGAGCATGGTGTCCAGGACGAACTCCCCCTGATCTCTAGCCCTAACCTCTTCCGGGCCCTTCTTGGCCCAGGCTTCGACTCGCTTTCTCTTTTCATCCTTGTCGATGAAGGGGTTGTCTGAGAAAGAAAGGACTATCTCGTGAACGTCTGGTTTCTCTAGGTGCTTCTGCTCCTCTGCCCGTTCGGACATCTGGATAAGAGCATCGTTGCGGCTATGGGGCCATACTGACCAGATAAGCCGACCCTTTCGGTCAGACAGGCGGGCCTGCCATTCAGCAACGTGTTTTGAGTATTCGATATCCTCATCGATATGGATGAGGTCGACCGGATCGCCCTGCTTTGGCTCTGCCTTGGAAGAGAACGCGTGGATCTCGGTGCCGTTCTTCATTCGGCAAACCGTGAATACCCTCTCGGCCTTGTTCTCCCAGGCCCAGCCATTCGGATCTACCAACCTTGACGGAATAAGCGGTGGCGATTCCTTGCACTCTTCTTCTCTCGCACGGTCTTCTTCTTCCCAGGGACGCCAGGCCCTCCAAAGATCGGTTTCCTTGTCTTGGATTATCTTAAAAGCACCAGGACGAAAGAGCATTCGATAAATAGTTCCACCGACGTGCCGCTGATCATAGCCAATCACCCATATAAGCATGGCTCGATCATTCGGATATTTGAAAGGCAACGGGGAGCCATTGGGACCGATAATGGGAATCCCCGTTGCCGCAGAGGCAGTTTCAGCAAAAGCCGACATAGACTTGCCGGATCGGTTGCCACCACGAACAATTCTCTCACTCGATAGTGAGGCGTGAAAGGCGGCCTGCTTAGGCATCGGACGATACAGACGAAGAGCCTCACGGTGACGGCGGCTCTTCTCCGCTGTCACGCTTGCCATCCGGCTCTTCAACTGGTTTGTCACGTCCATCTTCTATCGCCTTAGACTTAGTTTCCGTGACGATTGTCTTGCCAGATTGTTCCAGCAATTCCACCAATACGTCCGGGTTTTTCTGAAGTAATACCGCGGCCATCCCGGCAAATTCTTTCTCAAGATCGTCATCACTCATGCCCGCCAGGTCGGGGGCACTATCTCTTTGAGTTGTGCTATCCACAATCAGCTTGAGAACAGCAGCCTTTGCATCAATAACAGCCTTACTTCCAGGCTTATCCATTCTGAGCGAATCCAGATCCGCCTTCCACTCCGCACAGAACTTATCGACGCCACCATAAAGTCTGATCATTTCCGCAGCTACCTCAGAGGTATGCGGAACATTTATCTTGTTGCCACGAATGCCGGCGACCAGGGCTTTGAATGCTGTTCGCCTGGCAACCTTGCTGGTTTCGAGACTTCTCTTCTTGGCTTTCTTTCGCCTGCATTCCTTACAGAAATTGCTTCCTTTACTCATTTCTTCCGGAGTGCACGCTGAGCCGCAGGTTTCGCAGATCTGCTTAGAGCCGTACATAATGACCATTAGGCTGCAATCCGTCTAAGATCCGTGTCGTCCTGTGCAACAAACCCGAGCAATAGTAACAGGCCAGCGGCCCCAAATCCCATTGATTTAATCTTGTCCTTATCTAAATCAAATCGCCAAACCTTTTCTGTTTTTGGTTCCCTGGATAAAAGCTTTTCCAAGGACTCAACATCGCCACGCTTTACAGCTTCTTCTATTCTCCTGGCTTCTTTGCGTGTATCGTCTGCTGCTTTTGCAAGTCTCCTCGACTCAGGCCATTTGGACGCCGAGATCTGTTGCCTGGTTGCTGCAGCACGTGTTGCTATTTCTTCTACGCCCTCTGCCTGACGCTGCTGTTTTAGAAGCCTCTCAGTAAGCTCCTCGAACCAATCACCTTGTCGAGACCCGTACTCTGTCTTTCTTCCAAGATCGGCCAGTGTGCTGGGCTGGGAAGGATCTAACCACCTCTGTGGCTGACTTCTTAGCCCCTCGAGAACGTCCCCGACACTTTGCCCTGCCTGTTTTTGTTCCAGGTGCTTCGTTAAAGATTCGGCCAACTCTCTTATATCAACTTGCGTCTTGGCTGCTTTTTGTTGGCGGCGACCCAGCAACTGTGTTAGCGGTGTCTCAGTATCTGGCGGTCTCGCTCCTGCCGATTGGAGCATCTTTTCCCAGGCAACTTCCCTCTCAGCAGGAATACCACCAGGCAACACAACACGAGTCAATGGACCTGACGGAGCCTTGGGAAGAACAACCTTTGCTGCTCCAGTAGCCTCTCCGCCCATCAAAACGTTTTCTACACCGGCAAGCCATGTCTCGACTTGAGGATTCCACTTTACATCAAAGTCTTTGAATAAGACCTGCATCTCCGCTGGCGTTTCAGCGACTTTTTTATACAGATCCTGCAAGTCGTTGGTGAATCTGTTTAACTTAGACCACTTCAAATCAAGACCGCCCCGGGTTAGTGCCCTGACAAGATCTGGTGCCACTTCGGGTGGATGTTCTCGGTGGATAACATCGATTGCTTCATCAAGAACAGATCTATCAGGAAGACTTACACCCATCTCGTGCAAGGCCTGGCGATCCTTCATGATGTCATCGTAAATCTTTATCGACGTCTTGTAGGCTGACCCTTGCCTGATTTCCTCAAGTGATTTACTAAAATCTTTAGGAGTCAATCTGTCTTCTCTCAATGTAGAGATAAGCGATTCGGAATTAAGTATCTGATGCGTCCCGCCAGCAGATCCCCGGCGACCTATTGATGTGCCCAAAATCGTGTCAAGTTGATCTATCGCATTCTTCTCAAAGTCAGTTATGTGTTTTTTAGTACCCTTAACCGTCTCCGTTCGCCTGCTTACTTTATGCAAAGCTTTTTCGGGTCCGACCTCGTTGACCCACTCAACTGCTTCTTCCTTGGTCATATTTGGAAATTTCTCCAAAACTTTATCCGCCGCATCTCCTATTTGCTTAGCCTGTATATCAGCCCTGCTACGGTTCATTAATTCGGACCAGTGTTGCCCGACAGGAGTCCCCCCAGACGGTACGGGAGAAGGCCTCGCGGGAGGAACATGTCCAGCACCCTCAAGCCATTGCTGGCTTTCCGCTACTTCTCCAAGAGGAATATCGTCTGGGCGCTTTAAAGCAACCGGACCACGTCCAGGAACAGCTTCTACACCAGAAACGATTTTGGGATGCGTAACAGGATCTACCCCGGTCAGTTTCGAGATTTCTGCAACGACATCTTTTGAAGCTTCGCTTTCTGGGACAACCAGGAACTTCTTGTCACTCTTAGCAAACTGCTCAAGGATTGAATTGCTGGTAACTTGCTCTGTTGTTATTCCAAGCGGAAGCTTGCCTTCGCCCTGGGACACAACATGTGCATAAAAGACATCGGCATCATCGGCCTCTGTATAGACAACCTTCGAAAGAGCATTGTCTGAACCAATAATCCTTTCTGCTTCCCCTCTGCTATTCAGTTTCCTCATCCTCAAGACCTGGCGCTCGATTGCAGCTGATGCTCCCCAGGATCCCCGAACAGTACCTCCCAGTTCATCAGAAACCTTGAGCAAGGTTCCTAACTGCTCAGCATTTAACCAGGGAAGAATCTCCTTGAGACCGTCATAATTCCCGTTCTGGACTCCACTACGAAGCTGTCGAACCGCCGGAATAAGAAGGTGCTGTTGGGGAATCTTAATAGAGGAAACACCCACCACCTGGCCAGGAAGGTTTTCAAACTGCCGGGTGAGATCCAACGCTTCGTGATACTGGGCGGTATACCGCTTTACCAGAGGGGCAGTCTGGACAATAGCATTCTCTATTGCCGACTCTGGTAGTCCCATGTAAACGGATAGCGTCTTCCGCTCAACCCCGCTTAATTTATCAAGACTTACTTTCTTAGAAATCTTGTCCTTCAGGGACTTGAGCGATGCAGTGAGCTTTTTCCCAAGGTGTTCAGGGATATCTCCCGCATGCACACTAGGGCCAACCATCGAGGCGGCTTCACCGGTTGGGGCTACGCCGCCGAGTTCCTGGATCTGGTCTCCTAAAGAAAACCCTTTCCTTGGTTCTGCAGTAAAAAGCTGTTCCAGGGGCCTGACATCATCCGGCCTTACGAGTCTTCCGATTAATGCATTCTTTCTTTCGTGGAACTCTGCAAGAAGAGGGTAGGTTGCCTCTGCTTTTTCAATCGCCCCTGCGCTCCTGTATTGTGTTTGCCCTCCAGGAGAGATCAGCTTGTCCCTAAGCGCAAGAAGGTCATCTCGACCGAGTTGCTTCGCCAGGATCTCAACTTGCTGAAATTCGTGATCCAAAAGACTTATGTTCACCCCTGGTAACTCTGTCATTCCCGCTGCTTCACGTGCTACTTGTGCTTCACGGGCAAGCAATTGATCTTGTTTCTGGCCAGATGTAAGCTTGTCGCCCCTGTATGGAAATGTCCTTTGTTCAGCTATCTCTTGAGCTGTCTTTACTCCGTAAGCCTCGTGCTTAAGTCCACTCAGCCTGGCATCTTTTCCTTTACCCACCTCTAAAATATGCTTTTCAAGATTGTCTAGCCGATGCTCAATTGCCTTTCGCACACTTTGTATCTTGTATTTTGGTTCAAGCTGGCCAGCCTTGTTTCTTTCCAGGGGACTAAAATACTCGATCTCCCCCCTCTTCAGTGGCCGACTACCTGGTCGCGGCTCCATGGGAAGTGGAGTTATAGCTTCTAGCCTCTCGGCCTCTACTGTCTTTGCAGCATCTGCTGCCGCTGATATTGCATTTGTTTGCTCTTGTGCCCTTACCGCTTCTGCCGCATGGCTTCTCGGAGTAATGTCTGCTCCCCACTCGCCAGCTCGCTGAGCTCCAAAAGAACCCCCTGGGTCAAGCAGGGGCTTGCCGGTAAGTGGATTTATCTCGCTTGCAAACTGAGCTTCGGGGATAGCACCTGCGGGACTTACTTTTCCAGACTGGCGAGCTGCATCATCTACTGCTTCCATCAAATCGTTGATATAAGCTTTTCCGCCTTCAAGTCCTGTGTTACCCAAAGACCCTTCTACCTTCTCAAAGAAGGTTGTCCACTTTGGCAGATTTCCCGAGATCTTAATTGGGGCTGGTGATTTGCCATGAGGCTTTGTCAGGTAATCTATTGTCCACCCTTCGGTTTGAGATACCTGGCTAAGCAGTTCCGTGTTTCTAACGTTGTGAGCAGTCCATGCCTGGTGGCCTGTAATTCTGTAAAGCTGCTCGTGCACCTTGCCCTTAGCGTCCTCGAACTGAACTAACTCTCCAACATCTCCCAGCTTCTTTGTTCTCGTAGTAGAAGTTCTAATCCCCAGCTCGGAGGCCTCGATGGTGGAAATATCTCCTGCTACGCCCTCCCACTTTCCGCTCTTAATACGGTCAGCTTCTGGCATATTAAGATTCATTTTGTGAACATCAGCTTTTCGTGAAACGCCCTCTGTTCCCCAGGTTCTATTGCCAGCCCAGTTGATCCTAAGCGGCTGACCAGGTGGGAGATCCAGTGAGCGTTGCAAGGCAACGGCCCTCAACTGTTCTGGCGTTGGATTAATAAGAAAGCTGTCTAATTTATTAAGTTTCTCTGCAGATTTACGAGTAGCGCTTCCTCCAGGACTGTTAATTCTTCCAAGCCAGACCGTAATATCATTATCAGCAACATTCATAAATGTTCGCACTGGATAACCAGAAAGAACGCCTGTTTCCGTGACAGCCTTTTCAAAAGCCTGGGCGTAAATCTCGCCATGTGGAGCTGTCGGATTCGCTGTTTTTAATGCCGCATAATTCTTTTGAATCTGAGTAGGGAGCTTTTCTACCGTGACGGACTTGGGCTTTGCTCCAAACCCAAATTCGTCCCCGGGCATATCGACTGAAACTATCGAAGACTTGAATTCCTTTTTATATATATCTGGCTCGCCCATTAGCTCCATATACTTGCGAGCTTCCTCTGGCCCAACCTCCCTGAGACCATGTTCCTGCATTCTTCTCGCATGAGAGCCTTGCGCAATCCTGTCTAAAGGGCGTCCTTGCTGCGGCCAAGGAACTCCCGTCGAAGGATCAACAGATTTTCTAGTTGACTGGTTGGACCATCCCTGTGGGGCCCAACCTCCAGTAGCACCCCCTCTTTCCCTGGCAACCTCCAGACTTATGATGTCAGGGCCCACTTGCCCTCCAGAATTGTGTACCACCAAGTCCGATGAAGGGAAATCTAACTGTTGCTGAAAAGCGACCCCCTCCTGGCTTGTGGTTCCAGACAATCCAGCTACCACTGGATCTCTAGCTACCTCACGATGGGCAATCGCTCTCTCTAGTTGTTCTTCGCCCAGGAGTTCCAGGGGCATTGCCCGCCCTTCTTGCTCGGCAAGAAACCAGTTTTGGACAGCATCCGCAGCACTGGCATGGGCTTTCTCAGGACTTTGGCCGCTTTTAATAAACTTCTTGGTTAGTTCTGCAACCTGGGCGTCTATGACTTCCCTGTTAATTTCCTGGTGCTGGAATGCCAGGGGATCCATGCCCACTGTTTCAGTGCGATAGGGCATCCCGGAAAGCTCGTCTGCATAACGACCCCCGGCTTTCAGCAATCCTGAAATGTCCTCTCCGCTTTCAGCGGCAGCCAGGATTCCTCTGACAAGATCGGGATCTATTCTTCCACCTGATTCGCTGATCAGTCGACGAAGGATGTCATCGACATGGGCTGCCCTTCCTCCGCCTCTACCCATTGCCCCGATCATTGGTAGTCCGGCAGCCATCTTCGCCATGCCGGCCATCTTGGCTATACCGGCTAGCCCGGCACCAGCACCCCAAAGAGGATCTGAAAGAACCTCTGTAAAGATCTCCCCGGCAGACCCAGGCTCAGATCCAGACAATTCAGATCCTCTAGCCGTTTCACCCCAGGGCTTTCCAGCCTGAAGTCCACGGAAGAGGCCTCCTGGATAATCCAGCCACATCAAGGGGTTGCTGTAGTCGTATTGCTCGACTCCAGCAAATGATTGTCCGCTTCTGACCGGCATGTATTTTTTAACCTTGCGCTATTATTGCGCTTTCAGCGTGTTAAGTAGATCGAGTATTCCCTCAGGCATTGGTCCTCCATCTGGCAAGTCCCACACGCGGTTATGAGGCCGAAGTTTACCGAACAGAGACTCTTCTGCACTTCTTGGCGGAATGTCTGGAGCTGCCCTCATTTTGTTTGCTAGATCCCGGGCATCAAACAGTTTTTTTATCGGTAGCGGTAGATCGCTGACGTAGGTCGGGGCCACCTCTGGGCTAATTGCCCACTTGAAACCCGCTTTCCTCCGTGACAGATGAGGCCACGGTTTATTCTGAGCAATTTCTTCCGCAGACCTAACGAGCCCACTGCCTTCCGGCTGCCTATCTCCCAAGTATCTCCAGTTAATTCTATCGGCTTTATCTCCTGCCCTTACCCATGCCTCTTCTATTAGTCCGCTAAACGTTCCCTGATCGCCTCCCAGGGCATTTCTTAGAGTCAAAACTGCCCTGTCCCTTAACGGCAAAGACCTGAGCAGGTTCTTGTCGCGGACTGTTTGCCCCTGGTATCCCCTCCCGGAACGACCAGCCGAGAGATCTAGTTCGTCAACAATTCCGTGACGACGCTCATGGCGAAGAACTGCATCGCTAAAGTCTTTCCAATAGTTCTCCGCGGCCCTGAATCGATCCCCGACCTCTCCGCCATCCTTCCCAGCCATGATCCATTCATTCAGAGCTTCTCTTAATACCTCCTCTTTATTTGATACTGCTTTAGGAGAAACATAACCAAGGGACTTTCGGCCGGGCCTATATTCTCCGAAAAGAGTAGGTGCTTCCAAAATGGACTCAGAATGCGCTCCTCTGGTGCGTCCGGGAACAAGCCGAGGATCTTCATGCCCCATTATGAGATCTGATAGCGTCGGCGGTATCGCTCCCTTTCTCCAAGATGCTGGACGAACATTTCCCACTTGAGGGATGACGCCAGGAGGTTGCCAGCCCTTGAAGTCTGGTATTAGATAATGGCCAGGAGGATAGTTTCTCGATATAAGGGGCTCCTTGGGGAAAGGAAGCTCTTCAATCATGGTGTTCAGTTCATCGCCAACCATTACCTCATCGGATCTATCAATAATATGTCT